AGAGGATCAAGGGATATTCTGCCACCATTTGCAATACCGGGATCTTGAGCACTATGAGGCGGAAGCCCCGCCGTGGCTTGATAGAAAGAAAGCCCGGCGACTGGCTTCAACGCTTTTGCCTGCCGAATTTCAAAGAGACATTCTCGGAATCCGTGGGGATGCCAAGAATTCCCTTTTCACCCGTGACGTGATCGAGCTGTGTCAAGATTCCTCCTATCAGATTCCGGTCACCCCCGAGGGGTTGAAGGCCTTAACCCGTGGCAGAGCTTATAAAATAGGTGCGGGGCTTGACCGGGCAAAGAACCTTTTCGGAAGCTTGAGCGGAACGGACAACACCGTACTAACCGTTGTGGCCAAGGTGGCTTCCCCCGCCCATGGGGAACCGGAATACTACCTGATTGATCAACGGGCGATAATCCCGAACCTTTCCCGCTCAATTAAGAAAGCGGTCCTTGAGACCCATCAAAAATTCCCGCTCACGAATTTGATTCTTGAGAACTATGAAGTAACGGATTTATTTTCATTTTTGGGAGAGCAGAAAATTCCGGTTGAACTTTTGAATAGTCATGAATCGAATCAAAATATTATTTTTCTTGAACTCTATCGCGTAGCTAAGGAAGGACGGCTTCACTTCCCCGCCACCATGGCGGATTTGACAAGCGAGCTTTCAACATTTTCCTACGTTTTAAAGCAAAACGGAAAATATAGTTTTGGGCACTCTTCGGCCCATAAGTTCAAGGATGACCGGGTTTATTCGCTCGCCTATTCGATCTTCAGCCTTCGCGAATCCGTCCTTCATTCTTACGTCTTGGGCTCCTTCGCCTGCCGGAACAAGTCCCCGAACCGGCACCACTGCTTCTTAATGGATGGTGAATTGATCCTGACGTGTTCGAATTTCTGCCCGGCTTACCAGCAGGTCAATGCAATGTGGCTTCAATACCGTGAGGTTTTGCTCGACAGTAATTTGAGCTTACAGGAATTTTTTGCCCTCAAATGCCGGAGAGAAGGGGCTCGGCTGTATCAGGCGGCTTGATAATTTTTGTGCAAGCGTATGCAAGGAAACGTTAACTGACAAAGAAAATAAGGTGACCCCATGCTCTTCACTTCGATGGTTCCCCAGGTCTTCGAGCAAATGAAGATTGACGCCTTCAGCCTTGCCAATAATGCCCGCAAGCGGGAAACCGCCAAGCGGCTTGACTTCTACTTCTCCGAGCAGTTGGAACGCCTTGAGGAACAGCTTGCCGAGCTGTTTTCCGACCCGTCTTCCATGGTGCGCTGCCACCTTAACCTTGTGCGCAAGATCATCAACCAGCTTGCCCAGGTCTACAGGAACCCGCCCAGCCGAGCCCTCGAAGGCGGAACCGATAAGGACAAAGAGATTTACAAGGAAATGGTGGAGCAGTGCGGGCTGGATGTAAAATGCAAACAAGCATCGAGATTCGCCAAGCTCTTGAAGACGATACTTCTTCGCCCCGTATGGCGAAACGGCAAACTTGACCTTGATATCCTGACCGGCGATTTCGTTGACTTGATTTGCGGCGACACGCCCGAGGATCTGAAAGAGGTCTTGATAACCGACTACGGACCTTCGGGGAAAATCGAAGACGTTACCTTCTCCCATTGGACGGTTCCAAGCTGGCGGCGGCTGGATACCAACGGCAACATTCTTGAGCAGGCCGAAAACCCCTATGGGGTTCTCCCGTTCCTTCCCGTCTTCGACTACCCGCCCACCGGCTCCACGTTTTGGCTTCCCGGCGGCTCTGACCTTATCGCCATTCAGGAAGCCGTCAATCTCAAGCTCACCGATCTGCTTCATCTCCTAAGCTGCCAGTCCTTCGGCGTCGGCTATATAAAAGGAAGCCAAGGCGGGGCGAATCTTCGAGTTGACCCCGGCTCCCTTGTGGAGCTGCCGGAGAATGGGGAAATCGGTTTCCGCTCCCAGGAAGCCCAAATTTCCGAAGTGGTGCAAGCTATTGATTGGCTGACTAAGCTTGCGTGCGTGAGTCAAGGCCTTTCCGCTGCTTCCATGTCAACCGATCTATCAGACCGCCAATCGGGAGTGGCCAAGCAAGTTGACATGCTCGAAATGTCTGAATCCCGTCAAGATGATTTGCCCCTATGGCGGAACTACGAGAAGCAGCTTTTTCAAATAATGCGGGTTGTGTGGAACACCCACAACCCGACCAAGAAGCTTTCCGACTCTTGCACCCTCTCTATTGATTTTTCAGACCCTCGCCCGGCGGCTTCCCCCAAGGAGCAGGCCGAAGCGTGGGACATGCAGTTAGCCATGGGGGTGATCTCCCCGGTTGATATCGCCATGGAGTTGAACCCGGACATTACCACCCGTGAAGATGCCCTTGCCCATCTCTTGAAGTTGAAAGAGGAAACGCAAGCGCTCAATTCATAATCCGTCTGACCAAGACGTAAAAAAGGGAGGAACACCCGATGACAGAAGAACAGACCCAGGAACAGAAAGAGCAAGACCGCTCAGCCGGCGACAAAGGCGAACAGCAGAAGGACCGGACGGTCCCTTATGCCCGATTTTCCGAAGTGAACGAGAAACGCAAGGCGGCTGAAGCCGAGCTTCAGTCAGTGGCCGACTCCCTCAAGGAGGATGTTCCCGAGTCCCACCGGGATCTCATCCCCGACCTTCCACCCGCTGCCCTTATTAAATGGATAAGGACAGCGAGCGCAAAGGGGCTCTTCACCGTGAAGGCACCCGAGAGC